CATCTTTACTTGCTGATAAATCTTGGCAAACTTCAATGACAATATTGTCTGGGTGGCTTGGTACCTCGTACATTTCTAACCTCGGTTGCCATATATGATTTCTATCTACGAAATAGTGAGGATATTCTTTATCAGTAAGATACTTTTCTCTATCGAAATATAAATCAAGAACAGAACACATCGTATTTGCATTTCTTATAGTCACTTTTTTAGGATTATATCCTCTATCTTTACCTTGAACGATATCGTGACGGATAAATTCAGGATATGTTGGTTCTCCATCGTCAATAGTGAAATTGATGTGTGTTTGTTTCTTTTTGATTGTGACTGTTTTATTGTTGTCTGTTGCCGTATTACTTGAACTACTTGAGCTATCGCTAGGCTTAGGAGGGTTTTTCTCTGCTTTGTATGGCGGTCTAACAAAATAGATGTTCCCACCATTTCCGTTGTAGTTATGATTAACAAAAGCCGCTCTCGAACCACTCCATTGGTTAGACCCAACCCAATTCTGGTCCACACATTTAAAGTGTGATTTATCACTAGGACCAACAACTATTGCAGTATGTCCAGCCCAACCATAAGTCCATACTGCTATATCACCAGGCTTAGGTGTGAAACTAGATGTATTTCTATAAATTTTCCACGATCTATTAGGGTATTGACTACGATTTGCCATAGCGTTTGCATTTCCCCAAGTTCTAAAATGCCAATATCTTTGAAAAATATAGTTAGGTAGATCCCAACATTGGAAACCATATCTTCCGTCAATATCTACCCCTTTATGGTTCTTAGCCATCCATTTAGCCCAATTTACAACTTGCGAAGCTGTTGGCTTTCCGCTTTTAGGTAGTATAGCCATTTACACACCTACTTTCTTTGTAAAAATAAAAAGCCAACACTAAAGTGTCAGCTTAAAATAGTACGGAGGCTAAACCGAAAGCAGCTGCAATAATAGCGCAACCACCACTAATTAACGCCACTACTACTTGAACATTTCCTTTTTGTTTATCAGAAATCGACTTATTTATATTTTCTAATTGCGCTTCGTGAGATTTAACTGTGTACTTTACGTCAGTGAATTCCGTCCCAACTTTTTCAATTACACTACTAATTTTCTCTAAGTGCTTTTCTAATCGCTCTTGTGATTCAAACTGTTTTTCTTGTAAACCTGTTTGTTTTTCTAATCTTTTATCAAGCGTACTATATGCTTCGATGTGTTTTCTGTCGTTTTCGTTAATTTTTTCATAAATTTTCCCAGTATTTTGTATCCATTCGGTACGTAATACATATTTATCTTCTTTTTCCGACAATCTCCACACCTCCATAGAACCCCATAATTCCACAAATCATAGTGAAAGTAGAAAATTGCAGAGGAGAAAGCCAATTGATAGCATGAAACATACTTGCAGATGTCATTAAGAAGTAAAAACAAGCATTGCCCCAACCCCCAATGCAAATAAGATAGTTAAATATGTTATTCAACTTTTGTGTGGGTAAAAAGAAAGGTGCTGCGATAATAAAAGCGCTAAACACCATAGCAAGTACGCCCCATATCCAAATTGGCATGATATGATGTAAAGCTAAATAAAAATCACTATCATTAATGATAGTATTTTGTTCTCTTGTCCAGAAGAAACCACGTTCAAACATCAATGCTCCAAATCCCAAAATCATCAAAAATGATAATGAGTAATTGATTGAATTCTTTTTCATTATAAAATACCTCCTATACAACAGGATTTGAACCAGGTATTACTACTCCTTTAGTAGCATCGTACCAAGAACCCCATCTCGTAGTTTCGCCCATCATGTTGCGTGAATAAATTCTGTGTCTATTGTATGGCATGAATAAAACTTTTTTGTATGTTTCACTTCTTGAAATGACAATGGCATAGCCGCTTTGATTATCAGGGTCAGGAGAATTTGTAGGATTGTACAGATAATAAAAACCAGTTTTATCAATCTTATCCATAGTAGATAAATCGACGTTGTCTAATCTTATAGCTGAACCGTCTTGTTCTGTGAGTGCTGTTTGTTGTCCTGTAACCTTCTTCATAGCTTCGTTAACTTTATTCTGTATCATTTCATCTAAACTGTCTGAAAGTGCCTTAAATTCGTCCTCATTTGCTTTTTTAGACAGTTCTGTGCCGACTTCTTCTTTCTTAGCATAACCGATAAGGTGTTCATCTAAGTTTTGTTCAGTGATAACTCCTTCAGTTGCTGCATTTAAACGTTCGTTAACTTCTAATACTTTATCGTTGATGGTGTTAAGATAATCAGTTAATTCTGTTTCAGTTTGTGTAGCGAAATCTTGTATTTGTCCTCGTAAATCTGTAACTTGTTTGACGAATTCAGATTTTTGAGTGTTGACAAAGTTTAAGAACTCGTTCTCTGCTTCTTGAACATTTTCTAGCTCTTTAGATACTGTTTCAATTCTATCTTTTACTAAGTCAACAAGGTCATCAATTTCTCGGATATATCTTATTTTAATGTCAGCGTCAATTTGGTTGATTAATGCATCAGCGACGTGGAATCTAAACTCGTTAAGCACCACTGTATCTTTTCTTCCAACTGCTTTGATATATATTTGTCCAGTTACAGAAGTGTCTGTAGAAGCCTTTAAGAAATCGTTATCCAAAGTTAGTCGTATAATACCTTGCATAGGGTCAACGTATTCGACTTCAACTCTGCCTGTAGAAGAACCATTATCAGAAACAAAGTAAGCTGTAATTTCTGTATTTGCTTCGCTAATCTCTAACGGGTAATTTTCTCCATTAATTTCTCTACGCACTTGAAAAGTTAATACCGCAGTATTTATATCCATATTATAAAAACCGATACCTTCGTCAGATATCGGTTTTAAATAAGGTTCATCAACAGTAGTTATTCTAGCTTCTTTATAAAATCCGTCCATTATGAAGCCTCCTTATTATTTCTTTTTAGTTTTATGAATAATTTTGTTTGTCTTAGTATATGCGCTCGGTTTATTAGGATAAACTTGATGGAATGTTTTCTCTTTTTGATTACCATACCCACCAGATTTAAGAATTTGTATTGCAGTGTGGGCGTGTGACGGTGTAAATGTAAGGTTAATAATCATGTTTCTTACTCTTGCCACACCTTTTGTTCTTAATATATCTACAACTCCCATTACTTCGTTAGATCTGTGTACGTTGTCTGGACTTGTTGTAGAGTATTGAACAGGAGCTATTGCGTGAAGTGGAATAGTATGCCAACCTTTTTTAACTGGCATTCTCACTCTGTATAAGTGACGTCTTCTACTCTTTCCGTTACCACTGTATGGGTGGTAGTTTTGCACTACATAAGGTGCTACGGCTATCGTTGTATCTCTATCGACTTCAACTGTGATGGAGCCATTTAATTCTACAAAACCATTAGCTGTGACTTGGAATCTTTGTTGTGTCATTAACATACGTTGGTAGTCTTTTTTAGCAATAAGTGAAAATGGTTTGGTATCTTTTTTATCAAATCTACTACTATAAACTAGCGATTTAACAATAGGTTGATTTGCAATACGTCCCTCTCTACTATTATCTAACTTAGCAAGCTTACAGATGATATTTCCTAGATAATAAACAGAACGCCACATCTCTTGAGCGCCTCTAGGGACACCTGCTCGTCCTTCGTAAACTTCAGGTAAGAAAGATGTTGTACCGTGCTTAATGCCTACCCAGTTACTAAATGATGCTAGAGTACTAGAACCCCAAGTCACATAATCTCCATGATCTGACATTTCTGAAAGCATTTCAGTCATTACATTATTAGGTTGATTTGCAAAACGTGGATAGAATAAACAATAGTCACTCACTTGAGAAATAATGTTATGACAATCGACGTGAGCTGTAATATCTCCTACACCTTCTACTAACGCTTTCATGTTTCTACTTTCTCTCTCGCTAAAAGGTTTTGAACCTTTATAGTTAGCGCCTGTTTGTCTTGTTCCGCTTCCGTTAGACCAATAGTAGTCAAAATTTCTGTTTAAATCTACATTATTTACATTTTCTCTTTCTCTGTTAGCAAAACCCCAAGGATTTACTATAGGGACTAAAACAATTCTTACATTTTTTCTTAAATAAGCTAGATGTGAATATTTATGCCATTCATTAACAACTAAATTCATAAAATGACTTAAAGCATAAAAGGCACTATATTCGTTACCGTGAATACAAGATGTTACAAGTAACGTTTTTGTGTAGTTGTCAGGTTTAAAGTCATAAGCGTAAACGTTATATTTATTACTTTGGTCTTTTCCTACGTATTTTTTAGTAACATATTTGTTATCTACGAATTTATCGTAAAAAACTTTTCTATTTTCATCTGGGTCATTATTGTTTGGTGTCCCATTAACGCCAGGCTCTGAACTTGGTATAAATGGCGGTGTAAATAAGTAAGAGTCATCATCAGCAACGTTTAATTCTTTATCTATTTTATTATCAACTCTTGTGAAGTCGTGTCTCAATCTTTCTGATAAAATAGGGAAGTTTTGAGCGTCTATTGATGTTCTGCTGTCTCTCACTTCTTGTAATCCATTACCAATTGTTCCTAATACTAAATTTCTAATACGTTTGCTTTGATATCCTAATTCTTGTCCTACAGTAACATCAGGGCCAGTAGGCAAGGTGTAAACAACTTGTTCAGAATTATGCGCTCTTTTTTGGGTTTTACCATGCTTTTCTAATATTTCTTCAATATTAGTCAACATATCCCTTATAGCAATGTAGTTTAATTCATTTTCTCTTACGTAACGAGCGCTAAATAGAGTATCTAGCTTAGTGTAGATTGTTCTTCGCATTGCTACGCCTCCTTAACTTGTAGTTTTCCGTCTTTATCTATCGTAATGTTATAGTATTTGCCGTCTTCGCCTTGCATTTTAAGTCGATTGTAATGGAGTCTGTCTACTTTCTTTTTATCACTATTACTCATTAAGCCAGATACTTTATCAGTCGCTTTAGGTATCACATACTTATTAAATCCACTTTTAGCACTCGCAATGACCTGCCATGTTTTACCTCGGTCATGAGACACTCGGAATTTTCCGTTCCTGTTATATTCAAGTATGTGATCTTTTTCTACAATTGCTCTAATTCCATTCTCATTGCCGTGTAGCGCTTTATTAGAATCAATAGACTTTCGAGTGGAAGTGATAGCAGCATTCGCTTTGGCATATGTTGTTCTATATGAATTAGCAAAACCACCGCCTAAACCACCTACTACTTGTGCTGCTTGGCTAATACGCTCCAAATAACGATTATGTCTGTTGAAATCTCCTAGTGTGACGTCTTGCTTCACTATTTTGTTTTCTGCGTCCCTAACCGTTTTAACTTCTACTATCCTCATAAACTCATTAATCCCTAATATAGAGTGTTTAACTTTAACAATATCTGCCACTCTCGGAACTGCATTGGGGTAATGATTTCTTAAGGCTATGAAGTCTAAAGTTAAAGAACGCTTTATAGACGCATTTATAACTGATTGCAATCTAGCACGCATAATATCTGGATCAGTAATCGAACCATCTTTAACAGGCGGAGCGTCAAAACGTCCATAATCTTTCATGTTAGGGTGTTCAAATTCTACTATAAGACCTGCACCGTCCAAGCCCTCTTCGTCTGTATATGAACCGTAACCTTTAACATAAGTGTACATTTGGCCTGAATCTTCTTCTAATTTCATGTTATTCGCATTAATTTCATCATCTATATGATAGGTTGCTTGTTTTTCTAAATAAGGCGTAAATTCAAAGGTGTATGTGTTTGTTTTATAATCATGGTTTATATCAAATTCTAAATCCCATGCCTCCAGACCTTTTTTCAACAGATCTTCAACACTTTCTCCCTCTCCAGAGTCTTTGATTTCAGATACAAATAAATTACTAGGAACTTTGAATTTAAGGCCAGTACCTTTGAATATTTTTTCAAAAAAGTCGGGTGGTTTATGAGGGCCGTCTATTTTGTCATACACTCTTTTTCTTTTGATGATATCTATTGGCTTCTCTCTAAGCGTTACAGACACTTCTTGATTTCTACCGTGTGTTTGTCTATCTATGATATAAGCGACGTATTCTCGCTTGTCATTCGGCCCTGTGAGTTGTGTTAATGTCCAACGTTTATCAATACCACGTATAACATTGTAGTTATATTTATCTTCAAGTAATTTACATTGTACGACCGTTTCAGAACCTAATTTAGATGTAGTAGTTGTAGTCACATAGACTGG